GGGCTTACAGTGAACTACACCGATGGCGAATATGAGCGGCTGCAGGAAGTGCTGGAAAAGAGGGGGTCGGGGCCTCCGCGAAAGAGACTGGAGATGCAGGAACTGGCTCTTCGCAAACTTCGGATATCTATCAGCCTTCCGGTTTGGCTTCATGACCTGATGGACAAGGACTCGACGGCACGGGGGGAAGGAGCGAATGAATATATCCAGGACGCGATATTACGCAAAGCTACGGGGGTAGAGAATGAACCAAGTACCTGACATCTACATCACTCAAAACTTCAACGGCACTCTCATCGGCGAGGGCAATTATTACGATATCGGCCAATTCGCCGTTGAGGCGCTTCAAGAGTATTTCGAGAAGATGACGCTTGGCGAACGCGAATTCATGCAGATGGACGCTGAGTTTCGGCGTGATTTGAAAAAAAGTTAGTTTTTTTGCCGAATTTCGTGCTTTTTCCGTTCAAAGCAGGGCATCAATTGCCGATGGCCATAGATATAGGCGGGACGGCTCCTGTGTTAATCCTCCCAACGCCAATAAAGGCGTATTAACACAGGACGACTCCTGTTCCCTACTGGGAGGGGAACTACTTGCTCACGGCACTTCAAATCAGCCGCACGTCAATGTGCGTCGAACAAATCAACGGACTCACGCTCGAAGCAATCGCCGATAAACATGACTGCTCTGTCTCATGCGTTAGGAAGGCTACCGCATGGGGGAAGCGTGCAGGCATCTTCAACATCACAGCAACGCACAATCTACACGTCCACATTGCCGAACATCGCGCAATGATAAAAGAACTCGAAAGCGAGTGGAAGCTCGCGAAGAAATCACGCTACGAGATACGCGACGGAGCCCAGCGGGTCAAGCATCCGATGGCTCATGAGCGGATTGCGGTCCTTTCCCGCGAGCTGAGGGCATGGCGCGAGACGTTGATGAAGCTCGAAGGCGCATATGATCAGGTTCTCACGGTAAAGCATGAGGGCGAGATCGTTCACAAGGTAGACCTTACGAAGCTGACGAACGCCGAACTCACGCAATTTGAATTGATTACCGCGAAAGCAAGGAACGGGCATGGTCCTAACTGAGGCGATCCCGTTGGTCGATATCCAGCAGGAGCAGGCGCGCCGCCATCACCTGCGCTTCATGCAGCACTGCTGGCGAAAGCTGACGCCGCTTTATATCGGGCCACATACTTCATGGATCTGCGAAAGGATTGACGAAGCTATTGAGCGATACCGCAATGGCGAGTCCTCCTTCCTGATCATCAAGGTTCCGTTTCGCCACGGTAAATCAGATATTGTTTCGCGTTATCTCCCACCACATTTGCTTGGTCTGTTCCCTGACAATGAAATATTGCTTGCCTCTTACGGTGCGGATCTCTCTCATGGATTTTCACGGAATTGCCGCGAGCTTATCAGGACGGAAAAATATCAAGAGTTATTTCCCGGAATCAAAGTAGATCAGGATGCTTCGGCAGTTTCCCATTGGGAGATCGCGGGGCATATGGGCTGTATGAATTCTGTAGGATTCGGCGGAACGATGGTCGGACGCGGCTATGAATTTGGAATCGTTGACGAGATTCACAAGAACCGGCAAGAGGCGGAATCTGCTACAATCCGGGAACGCAACTGGGAATCATTTACGAATGACTTCCTCACACGTCGGGGCCCGGTGTCGATGACACTGCTTTTGACAACGCCCTGGCACGTCGATGACATCATCGGCCGCGCTGAGAAAGCGATGGTTGAAGTTCCGGACTTCCCGCAATTCGAAGTCATCTCCTTTCCCGCTTTCAGCGACGAGTACGAGAGCGGCTATCTGTTTCCGGAGCGATTCAACGAGAGCTGGTATCTCACGCAGGCCGCCGCGCTCGGGACCTACGGCACGGCTTCGCTGTTGCAGTGCGACCCTGTTGCACGGAGCGGCAACCTGCTGAAAACCGACAAGGTGAAGATCCACGAGCTTGCCGATGTTCCGCCGGCGCTTCGCTGGGGGCGTGGCTGGGATCTCGCATCGACCGAGAAGCAGCTCGTCAAAGAAGATCCGGACTACACCGTCGGGCTGGAACTGGCGATTCAGTGGCGACTTCCTCCGGAGGAATCCGGCATTACCGAGAAAATCCCGCACCTCTGGATTAAGGACGTTATTCGAGGCCGCTGGGCGGCGCCGGAGCGTGATAGACGCATCAAGCAGACGGCGATGATAGACGGCGCTGCCGTTGTCGTCGGTACCGAATCAGTGGGCGGCTACAAAGACACTTACGAGCATATGGCTGAAATACTCAAGGGACTTCGCAGTGTGCGCAAGATCACCCCTCCCGGCGATCTTCTCGTGCGTGTAGCCCCTCTTGAGCCGATCTTCGAGGCCGGGAATGTGCACCTGGTCCGCGGCGAATGGAACCGTGATTTCCTGAAGGAAGTCGGAGACTATCCTTCCGGAGCTCATGACGACCAGGCCGCTGGACTCGTCACCGCCTGGGAGATGCTGAAAGCGAATCCGGCGCCGATGGGCAGGCAGGTATCGAAGCGGAAACCCATGACTGCGGGATTGAGGGGGGCGAAGTTTTGAGGACGAAGAAGCAGGTTTTCGCGAAGCTGGGAAAACTCGAACTCTCGCGCCGCGTTCCCGTGCCGCCGAAAGCAGCACCGAAAAGCGTCCAGCTTGCGGCCAAGAACGTCAATCGACCGGGCGTCGTTGTAGGCAAATCCGGCAATACCGGCGTCTATGGCATGGCTGATACCGGCGAATACCTCAAGAAGCTCCAGGGAGCGGCCGGACGCGCAACATTCGACGAGATGCGGCGCAGCGACCCCGTTATCGGCGGCGTACTGTTTGCGATTGGGCTTCCGATCCGGCAGGCGAACTACTACGTCGAGCCCGTGAGCGATAACAGTACCGACGTTGAGATTGCCGAGACGATTCAACGCGGGCTGCTGGAAGATATGACAATCACGTGGGATGACACAATCCGTCATATTCTGCTGATGTTTCCGTTTGGTTTTTCTGTGCTTGAGAAGGTATGGGAGCTCCGCGACGGATTTGTGCAGCCGCGAAAGCTGGATCCACGTCTTCCGCAGTCGATTGTGGGCTGGAAAACCGGACCTGACGGGCTTATCGGGCCTACACAGATGGACGAGGGGTTCAAGGAAATCGTTCTCCCGATCGAGAAGCTGCTCGTGTTCTCCACCGACAAAGAGGGCGATAACTGGGAGGGAATCCCGCTGTTGCGTCGCTGCTATAAGCCGTGGTTTATCAAGAACACTCTCGAGAAGGTCAACGCGATCAAACACGAACGACACGGCGTTGGAATTCCCGTCATGGATATTCCGGAGAACATAACGCAGGACTCGAAGGAGTGGCAAGATGTTGAGTACGTGCTTTCAAGTGTGCAGGCGAATGAGCAGGAATATGTTATCACGCCTAATGGTTATACGTTTCGCATTGAGGGCGGTCAGGGCAAGGAAGGCACGGACGCGCTGCCGTCGATCAAGTACTACGACGAGGTAATTGCAAAAGCGCTGATCGCGATGTTCATGAGCCTTGGCAGCACCGACACCGGTTCGCGCGCGCTCGGCGGTGAGTTCCTTGATATATTCAGGCTTTCGATTCAGTCGTTTGCCGACTATATCTGCGAAGTCATCAACCGATTCGCGGTCAAGCAATATGTAGATTTCAACTGGAACGTGAAAGAGTATCCGCGCCTGAAAGTTCGGCGGATTCAAAGGCTTGACCCGCAGGTGCTCGCCGTCCTGAAGAACGCAGGACTCATCACCGGCGATGAGGAAATCGAGAACACTATCCGCGACGAGCTCAACCTGCCGGATAAGCAGACTGAAGAGCCGCAGGGAAAGAAGCCGGTCAAGAAAGAGAAGCCGGACCCCGACGCGGGCGATGACGATGATGACGACCAGCATTCAAGCCACGATCACGGGTTGCACCTTTCGACCCGAGACCCGAACGCGTTCGACCAGCTCGCAGACCTGGACGCGATAGAATACGCGCTCGACAGCGCCACCGAATCGCTGCAGGCCGAGCTTACCGAGTGGCGCGATAAGCAGCTCGACAAAATCATCCTCCAGGTGGTCGGCGGCAGGCAGATTCAAGACATCGCGGTCCCGCATAAAAAAGATATGCATGCGGCGCTGCTGAAGGAATACAAAAGCCAGCTCAAAGAGGCGAAGAAGCAAGCCGTCGAGGAAATGCAGCGGCAGGTGCCGATGAAGAAGCTCGCGGATACGCCATTGCCGGACTTGACGGAAATGCTTCGCATCATCGAGGAAGAGCTGACGATCAAGATCCAGGGTGCCTCCGATAAGCTGAAAACGACCATTGCGACGCAGGCGTTGGACCTGAAGAAGAAGGGTCTCACCGGCGAAGAACTCAAGGGCAAGCTCATCGAAGCCGTCAACGCAAAAGTCACCGATGCGCCTGTGAAGGAGCTCGCGTCGACTGCGGTCAATCAGGGCTGGGGCGAAGGTCGCCAACTCGGCATGGAAGCGTATGCCGACGAGATCGAGGACGTTTACCGATCGGGACTGCTCGACAGCAATCTGTGTTCTGTCTGTCGTCCGAAAGATCAGGTCAGACACGAGCTCGGCGATCCGGAGTACATGACGCCTGATCCGGAATGTGAAGGCGGACCAGGGCGCTGCAGGTGCATCAATATCGCGATTATGAAAGCCGAATCGGCGCCGGAGGGTGAATGAGCAGACAGCGTGTTGAATACGACACCGTGCAATGGGGGCGCCGCTATCTGGTCCCGGTGCAGTACGAAGCCGACGGATTGATCACGCTGTTAGATAAGCGGGAAGCTCGCAAGCTTCATCGCGCTGGGACTGTCGGGATTATCGCACCTGATAGCTGGCAGCGTATTCAGGCTGATAAAGGCACGGGGCTGAATGTAGATCCCGCGTATTTGAGATAGGAGGGGCGTATGCCTTGGACGATAAACGATGTTGAGAAGTTTAAAAAGGGACTCACTGAGAAGCAGAAGGAAAAGTGGGTTGCGGTTGCGAATGGCGCGCTTAAAGAATGCACGTCGAAGGGCGGCGAGAAGATCGACTGCGAGCAATCAGCGATCCGCATTGCAAACAGCAAATTCAGCGAGGACGCGAAGCTGTCGCAGACGCGATATCTCAAAGACCATGTCGAGACGGAAGGCGATCTTCGCATGGAGACACGCCTACGACTCGCGCTCAGCGAGGCAGCGATTGACGAGGACGAAGAGTTTCAGATGGTACTACCGGTCGGCGTGTTCTACTCTGACTGGTACGGCGAAATCATCATTACCAATTCGTTCGTGACCGGCATGGTCGACAACTGGAAGAATAAAGTTCTCGGCAACCGGGCGCCGTTCATCGATACGCTGCACGACCGCGGGAAAGCCAACGGCTGGATCGAGGATCTTGATGCTCGAGACGACGGGCTGTATGCGAAAATCAGGTGGACGAAGCAAGGCCAGGAAAACATCGAGGAAGAGTATTTCAAGTACTTCTCTTCCGATTTGGGCCAGGTAACGCACATCGAAAGCGGAGAAAAGATATGGCCGGTGCTGTTCGCTGTTGCGCTTTGCAATACACCGGTAATGAACACGATGCCGCAGGCT